CGAACAAAAAGACTTTGAAAGAAAGGTGAAAATATTAGGCTTTGAATATTATGTTGTCAGAAGTTTAGAGGAATTTAAAAAATATGTATCATGAAATCACCAATAACCCAACAATTCAACCCATTGCTCGAAGTGTCATTTACTCACAATGGTATCAAGTACCTTTTACTTGGAGGATCAACAGAAATGCAAACCGTTAAAAATACCCAAACTGGGAACTGTCAAGAAGTGAGTTTTGATAGATTGCAAAAAATTGTTAACTTCGATAAAATATGCAAGATTTAATTGATAGAAAATTAAAGCTACTTTTATCACTTCAAGACCTTAGATTGATAGCGCAAAACCATATCAAAAGACTTGAAGCGAAAAGAATAGACGACTTTGAAATCGAGCAGCAAAAAGTATATTATCAAATTAAGCATTTTTACTTAGCAGATAATGCAATGATTAAAATAGAGAAAAACGAACCTTATTTATTGAACTAATGGCAGCACCTAAAGGCAATCAGTTTTGGAAAGCTAGAACAAAACACGGAAGGGATAAAGTAATTAAATCACCCGTTGTTTTAGCTGATGCAATTGATGAGTATTTTCAATGGTGTATTGATAATCCTTTAATTCAAGTTGACTTTAGAGGTAAGGATTTAGAAAGAATAGAACTACCTCATCCAAGAGTTTTTAAAAAGGAAGAATTAGCTAGGTTTGTAGGACTTTCACAATGGAGGCTTTTAACAGATTTAGTAAACGATAATAAAGATTTTTCGCAAGTCATAAAGGAAGCGGAAACAGTTATCGCAGACCAAAAGTACACTTATGCAGTTGTTGGTATGTTCAATGCTACAATAGTATCAAGGGATTTAGGGTTAGTTGATAAAAAAGAAGTTGAAAATATAGACGTTACTAATAAACTTTCAGACGATGAATTGAAAGATAAAATAGATGCAATTCAAAAAAAACTAAATGGCTAATGATTTAGAAGAATTAGTAAAACTATACGAGGAATTAAATATAAGAGAATCAAGAAAGAAGCTATCTAATTTCATAACCTACACTAAAGACGATTACGCGTTACAATGGTTTCATAAACTTATTTGTGATAAATTAGATGCTCTTTTAGATGGCTCTTTAGGTAAGAATAAATTAATGATATTTGTTCCTCCGCAACATGGGAAGTCTGAAATTTCATCAAGACGTTTCCCAGCTTATGCACTTGGTAGAAATCCAAAACTAAAGGTTGCTATTTGTTCTTATTCACAAGACCTTGCGAGTGGTTTTAACAGGAATATACAGTCAATTATTGACGATAAACCATTTCAACAACTGTTCCCGGAAACAACATTAAACAATCAAAACGTATCTACCGACCTAAAAAAAGGGGCGTTAAGAAATAGCAATATTTTTGAGATAGTTGGAGAGGGTGGTTTTTTGAAGTCGGTAGGTGTTGGTGGTTCATTAACAGGAACACCTGTTGATTTTGGAATTATTGATGATCCATTTAAGGATAGAGCAGAAGCACGAAGTAAGACAATCCGCGACAATGTTTGGGCATGGTATGAGGATGTTTTTAGCACCCGTTTACACAATGGTTCAAAACAGTTGTTATTGTTCACCCGATGGCATGAGGATGATTTAGCTGGTCGAATATTAGAGCGTGAAGCAGACCAATGGGAAATAATAGCAATACCAGCAATAAAAGAGCAATCAAAGCCATTACCACAGGCGGTTGATATTGATGACCCTAGGGCGATTGATGAAGCCTTATGGGAAGAAAAACATAGTGCTGAAAGGATATTGAAAGTCCGTGAATTTTCTCCAATTACGTTTAACAGTTTATACCAACAACGACCAAGCGCACAGGAGGGTAACATGATGAAGCGTGATTGGTTTCAAATATTGGACAACTACAACGAAAGGAATTACAAATTTGATGTTTACATTGATGGTGCTTATACTTCAAACACTAACAATGATCCAACGGCGATAATGTTGGTGGCTTATAGTAAACATGAATCAATAATTATCAACAGTACAACGGTGCATTTTGAATTGTATCAACTACTTGAATACATTCCTAAGTACTTTGAAGCGCACAACATTAGTAAAAACGCTAGGGTGTTTGTAGAGCCTAAAGCAAGTGGAAAAAGTATTGTTTCAATGCTTAGAAAGGTTAGTTTTAACGCTATTGAAATCCCGAATAAAAGAGTATCTTTAGGCAAAATATCAAGGGTAGAAGATTGCTCACCAAGTTTACAAGCTGGAAAAGTAAGTCTTTTAAAGGGCAATTGGAATGATAAGTTTTTGGATGAGGTTGTAAGTTTTCCAAATGCGGCACACGATGACCAAGTTGACAACCTTTGTTATGCGGTATTTGAGTATTTTATATCACCGCCTAAAGTAGGCTTAAGACAAATAAATTAATTATGACACTAGAAGAAAAAAAACACATCAAAGGAATGTGCAAAAAGATAGCCAAAGCATCAAGCACGGTTACCGAATTAGAGTTTTATCAATTCATGGCTGGACAAAGAGAGTTTGTAAAAGACGATTTGAAGTACAACTTCTTCGCTAGTGAGTTAAAAAAATTCCTTCGTAAAAATCCCGTTTTGGATGTTCATAAATTTGGCTTATCTTAGCATCGCTTTAGTAGGCAGACGTTCTTTATATTAATTTTTCATATTAGACAATTTAGGGGAAGCCATTGCATTTTTTTGTAATGGCTTTTTTTATTATAATTTTTTACTAACTTTGATACAATTATTTGAATTTAAGGGTAGATTCAATAACTAACAATTATTTATAAACTCTTAAATTAAATTATTATGTCTTTAAATTGTGCATGTCCAGCCCCAGCGGCGATTACGACTATAACACCAAACACCTGTCCTGACAACTTTGGACAAATTCAAAAAATTATCATTCAAAGAGTTGGTGACGTTTTTGACGGAACTGCGGGAAATGATATTACCTTGTTAGCCGATTGGCAAACTAGAACGGCTGCTATTGACGACACAAAAGCGCAAGTTTCTCCATTCATTTACAACTTTGTCAATACTGCTGGCGATGCTATCACTAACGGTGGTGGTGATAACTCTACCTTGAACGGTGAAGTTGAATTGGTTGGAGTAAACAAAGCGGCAGTTTCGGGAATGTTCAAATCATTAACAAGTTCAGTAATTGCAGCTTTACAGTCTTACAACTGTGAAAATGCTATTGGTGTTTATTTCATCAATGCAGATGGTAAAATCATCGCACAAGAAGCAGTATCAACTGAATATACTCCTTTTCCTGTATCTTCTTTCTTTGTTGGTGACAAAACAAACAACGGATTTGCTACTAAAGACGAAAATGCGTTATCATTCCAATTAAATGCTGGTTGGTCAAACAAGTACGCAGTAGTAACTCCTGTATTTAATCCATTAACTGCAATTTAATCTAATGATTAAACTACAAATCAAACAATCTAAGGAAGTGCGTGAGTTCGAGAAGGCTCACGCCCTTTCCATTTTGCGCTTAAACAATAGCGCATACGAATTAACGGAGGATTCACAATTTGAATTTATAGACAATGAGTTTAGAATTAAGCCAAATACGGAAATTGTTATCGAAGCCGCCACAAAAGGGAACGATAAGCGAAGCCGTAAAGCACGAAAATAGACTCAAATTACACTCGGAAACCGAGATAACGGAAAAGAGCAAGAACCCAGCTTTTGCGGATTTCTTACGATGGGTAAAAGTGTTATTGCCAAAGGATAAATTCCAAAGGTTTGAGCAATTAATAAAAACACCTTATGCTACTTTGTCCATTACGAATGAAATATGGACAGAACTATATCGGATATTTGATGGTCAAAATTCATTCTTTGGATATGACTTTACAAATACCGATTTACAAGAGGATTATAACAAGTATTTAAGCGAATACTTACAAGATAAAAGTTTCTTTCAAACTAAAGGTTTTCAAGCTTTAAAAACGGGTATTAATTCCGTGCTAGTTGTTGACGTTCCTTCCATTCAAGAGGGGAATAGACCACAACCATTTTATTACCTAGTTGAGGTTGACGATATTGAAGCGGTTAGCGTTGATACAATGACAGGCGAAATTGAATACATAATATTTGAACTTGAAGAAAACGAATCAGAGTGCCTTTACGGTGTTTACGATAATGAATTTTACAGGGTAGTTCAAAAGGTTGACGATGTAATAACTTTGATTAGCGAAAGCGCACACGGTTTAGGATATTGTCCAGCATCGTTTTTTTGGGATAAGCCATTAAAATCGGATTGCAATATACTAAAGAAATCACCGTTAACGGATTCACTTAGTCAATTAGATAAATACCTAGCACAAGACACATTCAAGGAACACGCAGACTTATACTCGGCTTATCCAATTGTGGTAAGTATGGAGAAACTTTGCAATTATGAAGGTTGCGAGGGTGGTTACATTCAAGAGGAACGAAGGGTTTACAATGAACAAATTGATGATTTTGATACTAGCTACCATCAAATTAAATGCAAGGCTTGTGAAACTAGGGAGTTAATTGGGGCGGGTACTAACTTTGAATATCCAGCACCGCAAACAAGCGATTCACCTGATTTAAGCGATCCCGTTAAGATTGTTTCGGCTGATGTTAAGCCGTT